ATGAGCATCAAGCATGGCAGCGTGGCGGTGCCTATTTACAAGGGCCGAGTGCGCAGATGGGATTGCTACACTGTGGCTTTTTATCTGAACGGCAAGCGCGTGCGGCGGAATTTTGGCAGTCTTGAAAAGGCCAAAGCTGAGGCGCAGTTGATGGCCCGCAAGATTATGGAAGGTAAATCCTTCACCAATGATCTGACTTGTGCCCAGCGAGAAAACCATCTCGCTGCGGAACGTCTGGTGGCTCCCTTCAATATGCCGCTGGTGGCTGCGGTTGAGGAATACGCTCGTTGCCGACAGTTGCTCGGGGATGTGCCACTGATGGCTGCCATCCAGGAGTTCGTGCGGCGAAATCGAGGCGTGCAACTCGGGGTGAAAGTGCCGGACCTGATTGCTGAGTTTCTGAGGGCCAAGGCGGAGGACAATCTCAGCCGCGTCTATCGGTTCCAACTATCTGGGAGCGTGAAACGCTTTGCCGCCGCTTTTCCAGGTGAGCTTTTGATCATCAAGTCTGGCGATATTGACCGGTGGCTGCGCAGCCTCAATCACACCCCGGTGACTCGCAATTCGTTGCATCGCTGCATCAAGGTGTTCTTCTCCTTTGCCAAGTCTCGCGGCTACTTGCCGCAGTCGGAAGCGACGGCGGCAGAACTGGTGCCCATTGCCAAGGAGGGTGAGACGAAGACGGAAATCTTCCAGCCAGCGGAGATGACCAAGCTTCTTGCCGCAGCGTCGTCGGAGGAGTTGGCGCTCCTGGCCATTGGCGGATTTGCCGGGCTGCGAATGGCTGAGATCAAGCGTTTGGACTGGAAGGCGGTAGATCTGGACCGGCGGATCATCACGCTGAGGGCGGATCAGGCCAAGACGGCTTCGCGTCGCATCGTGCCGATCAGTGATAATCTGGCGGCATGGATTGAGCCGTTGCCGCGCGAGGGCAAGGTGGTTGGCAAGGTTGCGCCTGATCTCACCAAGGTGGCTGCAAAGATTGGCATGGAATGGCCTCGAAATGCGCTGCGGCACTCCTACATCAGTTACCGTCTGGCCGTCGTCAAAGACGCGGCGAAAGTGGCTCTGGAGGCGGGCAACTCACCAGACATCATCTTCAAGCACTACCGCGAACTGGTCACGGAACCGGAAGCCAAGGAATGGTTCTCCATCATGCCACCCAAAGGCTGGAGTCCTCCTGAGCCCAAGAAGCCGAAAGCCAAGCCCCGCCGCCCGAGGAAACTCGTCGATGCCATTTTTGGTTGAGACTTCGTTGCGCAACGAAGATCAAAGCCCTGCTGCCTGCTTCCATGCCAGATCCATGTCGGCGCTCGTCATGCCGAGTGCTGCTCCGAGCTGGATGACGAGAGGATGATCTCTATGATAGTCGCTCGAAAACTCCCACTCGATCTGTGCGGTGGTGCGTTGCGGTTCTCATGCTCGATCATCGGAATGCCAATCACGCCCAGCGCTGCAACGAGTCCTGCATCGGTGGTTTCGATCAGTTCATCCGCATCACGCAGGCTCGGCAGTTCATCGCCGTCCGTGTAGATCGTGGCGTGATCATCACCTACCAACGTGAGCCGGATGCGATCTTCGTTGCGCAACGAAGATGCGATCATGTTGGCGTTGTGACAGGCGCGCAGCCCACACAGAAATGGATGCAGAGGATCTGCCTGCTCCAGGCTGCCTGAATGCCAGTCGTTGTTCAGGCCATCCGTGGTCATAGAGTTCCAGAGCGACTGAAGGCCGACATAAAACGTGGTCACTTCCTCGCCACTACGCTCATCAAGCACCAGATCCGTGCGGATCGGAAACCCCAAGGCTCCCAGACAGGATGCCAGGCTCAGGCTGTGAGTGGGCCACCAGCCTTCGATCATGGCGCGATGCCTGGGAACATTTCAGCGGTGAAGCTGACCTGGGGTTCATCCGTGTCGCTCAGTTCGCGTGTCGGGTCCTTGTAGATGATCTTGCCTTCAGTGGGCGAGAACCCGTGGACGGAGCTTTGGAAATTGGCGAGCGCGGTGATCGCTGTGCCGGGATGCTGATCGGCAAAGCCCGTGGCACTGTTGCCGACAATGATGCCGGAGAACTCAAAGGTGATGCGCGGGTTCTCTGCGCGCACATAAGAAACCATGCGCTGGCTGTTCTTGCGCTCCACATACTCGCGAGTCGGCTTGATGGAGAGCTTGGTGACCAGCACGCCGGTCTCGTCGGTGAGATCGTAGGCAGGACGTGTTCCGTGTTCGATGATGGCTTGCACTGGCATGGCTGTGCTCAGGCGACGGGTGTCAATTCAGCGGACTGCGCACTGATGGAGAACCGTGTGGTGTGGCTGCGAGTCCGATCCTCGCGATTCAACTCACTCTCGCTGCGGGTGATCCTCAGGCGGCGGATGTCCCATCCCGTGCGATCAACTTCAGGTAGCGTAGCAAGCCACGCGAAGAGCGCGCTGAGATTGGTCAATAACGAGCGCAGTGAAGCTATCCAGATCGCCTCCGTCAGCACCGGGGTTTCATCGGCGTGAGTGTGAAGGACCATGATGCCATTCGCCTCGATCAACTTGGAGTGTGGAAACTCCAACGTGTCGATATGGCAAAAAACGCAGGGCCTCTGCCGTGCGGCCATTTCCAAGCCAATGCCGATGTTCAGTGTGGTCGGCAGTCCGTTCTGTTGCCTGACATGCGTGAGGTAGTCGGCGAGCAGTTTGGCGAGACGGTATTCGAGCGAGGGTTGATCATTCACGCTCTACTTGCCCTGTCGAAACGCACGGGCAGCCATGGCCTTGAGTTTTTCTGCCATGGCGTGTTGAAGCCTCACTCGAGCACGGCGTTCTGCCTGACGAAGCTGGGCATCATTGCAGGCTTCAGGCGCATAGCTCACCTGGTTCTGAAGCTCGATGTTGGCTCCCTTGTCGCCCCGCTTCACCATGGCCGTTCCCTTCGAGCTTTTGTGGGCTCCTGTGTTCGCCCATCGGGGAATGCCGCGCACGGTGCCACCAAGCGTTTTAGCCGCAGCAATCCAGCCCGCTTTTACTGCACCGATCTGCCGCTGCACTTTGGTGATGTAGCGATCCAGAGCTTCTCCTTTGGAAATCACCGCCAACGTTTTGGCGCTGTCAGGTACGCGGCCGTAGCGAGCCGTGCGTGCGTTCTTGTGGAGATCCGCGCGTATGGCTCCGATGGGAATGCCTGCCTTGGCGCACAGTTTGCGCAGGATGCGCCGAGCCTTCTCCGGTTCGCCGTTCTTGTCCGCGCGCCAGTACTCACGAGCGAGTGCGGGATCAGCGGCTTCGAGCTGTTTGAAGGCCGTGCCGAGGTTGTCAGCGCGTTTAAAAATGCGGTTAATGTCCGCCTTGATGCGAGCCGCGAGTTTCTTGAAGGGTTTGTCCGTCAGACCAAATGGCAGTGTGATCCGCGCACTCTCCACGGCGAGTGTGCGGACTTCTTGGATGAGCAGCTTGTCCATGGGGCGCTGCACTTCTTTGGGGAAGAGAGCGATCTGTCTTTTCAACGGATCGAGACCCGTGACTTTGCCAGTGACGCGCATGTCAGGGATCAACGGGACCGAGTTCCAAAGTGACGATGGCGTGAGGCGGACGATTCATCACAGCTTTGATGCGGTAGTCCTTGTTCTCCCAGCGCACGATCTGACCGCTGTGCGGAATGTCTGGAATAGAAGTGCGCAGCACCTTGGCATTGAAGCGCACTTCATCGACTTCACCACCCAGCATGAGTTCACCCGAAAGCATGGGCTCGGAGATCAGCGCCAATACGGGCTGCCCCTGGTAGAAAATGACCTTGCCGAAGTCCTGGAGGATTTCAGAAAAGTCAGCGGCGATTTCGTCGTGGATGGTCATGCCACGCAGTGCGCGTCAAAACGAAGCAGCCCTCCCCGCACAAGGCGAAGAGGGCTGCACCCGAACCCGAGGCCCACGCCCCGAGAATTTTAAAACACCAGCGCCATGGTGAGCGACTTGGCGGTGTTGTTGCCGCCCGCAGCTTCCACGGCGACCTTGGCCCGAATGTATTGCCGCACATCGGATGGCAGGCGCACCTTGCGAATGACTGCGGCAGCACCGGCTCCACCCGCGCCCGTGACTTCCATGGAGGCCAGGGCGGCGATGGTGGCGAAGGTGATGCCATCCTCCGAGTCTTCCAGTGTGACGGTGGCTTTCTTTGTGTCAGCCAGCGAAGGCAGGGCCGGAAGCGCGAGTTCCACCTCGAAGTGGCACTCGTGGGGAGGCTTCTGGATCAGGTTGAACGGATCAGTTGTCGCCGTGGCAGCAGCGGCAGGCAGGGCCACTGTGTGGATAAGTTCAGCGTCTTTGAGAGCGTGCATAAGGATGATGAATGATGAGGGTTGTTTTCATCACGTCTCGTCGTTGGCGATGGAGGCCGTGCGGATGATTGGGATGCCTTCCCATTCGGTGGGCAGTGGCGCGGGCGTGCCATTGGCGGTGGTGGCCGTGCGACTGTTGCGCAACTGTTCGCGGGAGCGCCCATTCATGAGGATGTGAGTCGGCTCGAAGCCGAAGTCGGTGAACTTCTCGTAGGCTGAGTAGAGCAGCGAGTCGTTGAGGCTCTTCTTGCCGTTGCCGGACTCCTCCACGTTCTTGATGCGCACCGCGCAGTTGCGGTTGGCCAGGCGCATCCCGATACGGCCTGTCATCCAGTTGGTGTAGGCCTTGTAGGGGTTGCCTTCGGCATCATAGACCGTTTCCAAATCCCAGGTGTCTTGGAGGCGGATGGACTGTGCGTTGCCGAACAGGAACTCGACACACTCACGGCCCAGGCGCAGGAACCAGACCGAGGATTTGGAAGCCGCGCCACCGGCATCCACCAGATGCGCGGCATCGGCTTTGATCTGCGCAAGCAGACCGGGGAAGCCTTTGCTGTCATTGCCCGTGCCATAGTAGAACTGCGAGCCGATGTATTGCATGGCCGCTTCGATCACACCCGAGGCATGGTTTTCGAGCAGGCGACCTGGATCACGGGCACCGTCCACGATCTGCGCATCGACAGCGATCTGGTGATCGAGGATGTGCGTTTGGAAAGTGCGCGTCTCGTAGCTGGACTTGCTGCGTGGCACGCCCTCGTTGGCGTTGCGGAAGCGCACGGATGGGAGGCCGGTGCGGACGGTCAGTTCCATCGTGGTGCCGGTCATGGTGTCGGCAGGCACGACGGTGAGTTCGGGAGCCATTTTCACGGCTTCCTCAATGAGCGGGTAGCCGATACCGGCGTCCAGCTTGGCGATGTCGAGAAGAGTTGGGACAGACATGGAGGTCTAGGAGTTGAGGGTGTGTGATTGGGATGGATCAGGCTTTGGCGAACTGGCGGTTCCAGACCTCGGCGGCGGTGGTGGGCGCTTTGTCCCCGGCGGGTGTGATCTTGGCAGGCACCTGCGTGCCCATTTCAGCGGCGATCTGCGCGGCTTTGCTGGCGGCACGCTTGTCGAGATCCTGCTCGCGGGCGTTGAGGTCACGCACCTGCGTTTCGAGTTCGCCCGCACGCTTGCTGTGACGCTCCACATCACCCTGAACGGCGATGAGCTGACCTTTGAGTGTGTCACGCTCCGTGCAGACCTGCTGCAAGGCTGTTTGATGGGCCTGCTCCTTGGCCGTGAGGCTGGCTTTGAAGGTTTCGACTTGGGCGGAGGCGTCGGCCATCAAGCTCTCGCGAGCTTTGGCATCGGCTTCCAAGGTTTGAATGCGAGCAAGCGCATCAGTGAGTTGTTCTTCGGCGGTTTTCATCGAGGTGGATGTCCGGGAAGGCGTGTCAACTCGGGCCGTGCGCATCGACCGCAGGCGTGCGATCACCTCGTCGCGACTCTTGACCGTGCCGGCCAGGTTGAAGCGCTGAGCTTTGCGGGCGCTAAAGCTTTGTCCTTCCATCGCCTCGTCTGGGATCTTTCGGCCACGCGCGAGCACGGCGCTTTTGAAGTCAGCAGCGACTTCTTCAATGTCGGACTGGATCAACGCACGCTGATCTTCACTCAGCGACACGCCGGGCGTGCCCATGCCCTTGAATTTGCCTGCGGCAAACACCTCTACCTTCAAGCCTTGGCTGCGGAACTTTTCGGCGCTGTCGATGAATGGCAGCATCACACCAATGGAGCCGACACGCGCACTGGGCGTGGCATAGACGGCATCACACTGGGACGCGATCCAGTAGGCAGCACTGCAGATCTGGCCTGCACTGAAGGCGTGGATGGATTTGAGCTTGGCGGCATCCGCGACGGCCTGGGCCAGCTCGGGCGTTCCATTGACCGTTCCGCCCGGTGAGTCGATGTCCAGGAGGATGGATTTTACTGCATCCTGAGCGACCGCCTCTTGAATGGCCTCTGCCACCTGGTTCATGTCGGTCGCACCAAAGAGCAGCGAGGAAATCAGATCCGGGTCGCGCATCAGCGGGCCGTGGATGCGAATGATGCCAATACCGTCCTCCACGGACAGCAGCGGGTTCGAGGAAGGCTCTGGCAGCGTCAGACGTGCATCGAAGAACGCCACAGCTTGAGCCGCCATGCTGTGCATGGCCTCGGAAGTGATGAGCCAGGGCTGGCGGGAGAGGAGCGAATCGAGTGCGGTCACGCCCCGCTTGGAGTGTCAACGACAGCAGGCTGCGGTGTGGGCACGACTGAGCCGCCGCTTGGCTTCCAGAGCATGTCGAGAGGCACGCCGTATTTGGTGGCGGTTTCGAGGATCATCTTCGCGTCACGCGCACGCCGTTCCAGTTCCTCACCGAAGTCCGCGCCCAGTTCCTCGTAGTGATCGCTGATGGTCTTGAGCCCCATCTCCACGTCGGAACGGTTTTGCTGCGCTTCACGCCCTGCATCGACACTGAGCTTGCGCGGACACACGCAGCTAATTTTCCACCATCCCTGGACGGGCGGCAGTTCGCCACGAGCAATCGCATCGCCGATCACATAGAACCACACGGGTTTGATCAGTCGTTGGATGAGGATCATCTGGCGGTAGGAGAACCGTCGATCTGCTTTGGCCACGACCAATCGAACACCCGCTCCACCCACCTTGGAGGAGTCTGCCGCGAATTCATAAGGCAGCACGCCAAGCGCGGAGTCACGACGCAGATGCTCCAGGAACCCGGTGAATGTTGGGCTGGGCCGTTTCGGCTCGAAGGAGTCGAGCGATTCGTTGGGCTTGAGGGCGACGAGCTTGCCGCCAGTGATCTGCTGAAGTGACGACGGGCTGCTGGCTTCGCTAGCGGTAGCCTGATCACCTTCGATGGCAAAATCTGAATCATCCTTCAGATCACCTGTCTCCGTCTTCAGCACGCGGGTCACGTCGCAGTTGTCCTTCACGGCGTGCTTTTCCAAAGCGATCAGCTCCATCTCGTCGATGATGTGATTGATGGAATGCTG